CACCCGGCTAAGAAACACCCGATCCTGCCGAAGTTGGGGGGGGAGTGTAATCTGCGGATGGCGTCAATATTAGGTTTGATGAGCTATATAGGCGATGTTATTGATATCTTAGGCGCACGCGGGACGGGGCAGTCGCATATTATCTTATGTTGATAAGCGACTTTATGGGAACGAAATATGAGGCAAATTCCCTTAATCTCCAGTCTTAAATATCCCACCACAATAGCGGCATCTCGTAGCTTCCATTCTGACTAATTCTGCACAATACGGGCATTTTCCCATCTTACCCTCGTCAAAAGCCTTTTTATCTATTACCGGTTGATTCTTTTCCATTACCAGGGCGAGGACAAACCCTATAGGGCCAAGCAGCACCCCAGCAAGGAACCAGGCGCATCCACTACGACCCTTACTAGAAGCGATAACCGCACTGACAATTCCAAAGATAAACCATATAAACGGTATAAAAAATATTTCCATTTAATTATCCCTCCGAGGGGTCGGGGATCTTTTGAAGATCAGCCAGGGCTTCTTTAATAGCCTTGCGGCCCCCCAGGAGCTTTCGGCATATCCCCTTTAACTCCGGATTCTCCCGCAACAACGATAGAATTTCCCGCTCTTCCGGGGTGAGATCACCGTACGGGGCTCGCTCTTCGGCGATCCTCAAAGCTTCCGGCCGCTGTTCTATAAACATCGGGCCCTCTCCCATTAAAAGCCATCCCAGGCTTGGCCGCAAAAAATCGGCGATTTTTATCAGCACATCTGCCGGGATTTCATTAATTCCCCTCTCATATCTGCTTAATGTTTGCTCGTGAACCCCTATTTTTTTTGCCAATACGACCTGCGACACCCCCTTTTTCTCTCGCAACTCCTTAATTCTATTATATAAATTATTTTTAATCATAAATGCTTATTTTTCGCTTGACAACAATAAGCACATGTGCTTAGATTGTCTAAAATGGGTTGGTAGATAGACGAGGCAATAAAAAGATGATGACCCCCAAGGAAATAAGGGCCGAATTGAAGCGGCGAAAAATCACGCAACAAGAGATTGCCCCCCTTGTTAAGCCCCGCCCCGTTAAACCATCGACGGTGCGCGTGGTTATCAGCGGATGCCAGCGCTCACGGCCAATTCAAGAAGCCGTGGCAGAAGCTCTTGGCATCCCTTACGAAGAAATGTGGGGTAAAGCAGCTTAATTCCCTCTTCCCACCGGCGATTTTAGGAGATGCAGGGCAGGATGTCAATGTCTAAAACGCATAAGCCACTAGACGGCCAACTTGAACTAAAACTCTCGCTCTACGAGACCCTCAAGCGGATCCAGACGGAGACCGTGGGAGGGTCTTTTAACATCCAACTACAGGTCAAGAGCATCGTGAGCCAGACGCTTAAGGCGTGCCCACAATCGCGCTTTCAGGTGGCCGCGGGGATGAGCGAGCTGATCGGGGCAGAGGTAACCAAATGGATGCTCGATGCCTGGACCGCCGAAAGCAAGGAGGATCACCGCTTTCCCCTGGAATATGCCCCGGCTTTCTGCCGGGCCGCGGGGGATTATGCCCTGATCCGCTTCGTATGCGAACAGGCCGGATGCTACATGATCGAGGGCGAAGACATCCTGCTCACCGAAAAAGGGCGGCTGCAGAAGATGAAAAAAGAGATCCAGGCGGCGGAGAAAAGATTGGATGAATTTCTGGGGAAACTGGGAGATCAAGACAAATGACACTCCTGCCCAACGAAGCGAGATGCGGGGGGTTCCGCAAAAAAGAGAGATTGGGGAACTTTTTGGGGAACTTTGCGGAACTCCTTAAATCACGCCTTTTCTTTAATAAATACAAATCGTTGTCGCTGAAAAGTTAGAAATGGGTGGTTCCGCAATGCGGACACCCAATTTTTTATGACAGGAAAGGGCCGGAGATGGACGGATGGTTGGCGGTGGGGGCGGTGGCAAAAATGGAAGAGATAACGACGAGAGCAATCAGGAAGCGTATTAAGGAAGGCAAATACCCCAAGACCCGCGAGGTCTCTTCCCGCGGCGGCAATGGCGGCCGCACCTATCAGATCCACGTCTCCTGCCTTTCCCCGGAGCTACAAAAGAAGTACGTGGCCGAGCATGGGATTCATGCCGGCTGTTCTATCGTCCCCCAGCTCTCACCGGAGGCCTCGCTTGTGGCCGCGCAACATTCCCTCCCGCGCACTTCGTGCGGGATCCCCACTTCTGATTCCAGCGGTGGGGGACTTCCCTCCCTATCCCATGCGGCCCCCCAAAAGTATCGGGAGCAGCGAGCAGGCGAGGCTTCCGTTCCCTCCTCAAATGTATACGGAGAACTCTCCGCAGATGTTCTCTCCAATGACCGGGTGGGATATATCGCCCGCTTTGTGCAGGAGGCTCTCCGCCCCCAGAATGGCACAGGCAAGACGAAGCACCTGCGGGCGCTGGCGCTCCGGGAAGGGATCCACCTTTCTACGGCGCAGCGGTGGATGAAGACCTATCGCGAGAAAGGCCATGCGGGCTTGAAGCATACCAAAAGCACCCGGGGGCAGTCGCGGGCGTGGGATGAGGCAGCCATCGATTTTTGGACCGGCCTCTGCCTTAAGGGGCCGCACCGCAAGATCGACAAGGGACCTCTCTACGAGTGCCTTTGCCTGGAGGCAGCCAAGCGCAGCTGGCGCATCGGATCATACTCATCCGCCCTGTGGTGGTATCGGAAGAGAGTCATCCCGCAGTTCGAGGCTTTACAAAAGGGCGGGCTGCGCGCCCTGGATAATCTCCTGCCGCCGGTGGTGCGGGATTACAGCGATCTTATGCCCTTCGAGATCCTGGTGGGGGACCAGCACCGCTTCGATTTCTGGGTAACGGATGAGGAGACCGGCGAGGTCTTCCGCCCGGAGGGCTACTTTTGGCAGGACCTGCGCACGCGCGGCTTTTACGGCGGCGCCATCGCAAAAAAATACGACGCGCAGCTCATGGGGCTGGCCCTCAGGATGGGCATGCGGGTCTTCGGGCCGTTCGGCTCAATCTACACGGATAATGGCCGGCCGGAAGAATCCCGCTACATCATGGGGGTGCTCAAGGAGATGCGGGCGCTAGGATTGGCTGCGGCGCAGACCGAGGAGATCTACGCGGAGCTCGACGGAGCCGACCCGGAGGAGCTGCACTGTATGGTGCACTTGCCGGGCTCCCACACCCGGGCCATTGTCCGGAATGCCAAGGCGAAGATGATCGAGGGAACGTTCGCCTCTTTTGAATCTATCCTGCGCAATCAGCTTAAGGTGCCGGGCCACGTCAAGGATCTACACGCCACGCAAGAAGAACAGGAGACCGACCAAAAAGAGATCGAACGCCTGGCGCGGGCAGGCGGCCTGCTTACCTTCCGCGAGTTTGTCCTGGCCTGTCTCAAGGCGATGGATTTTTATAATTCCCAAAAGCCGCATCGAGGGGTGCTGCGGGAATGGGCGTGGAAACCGAAACCAAAGGAGGCCACGCCCATGCAATGCCTGGCCCAGAGCTACCTGGCCGGCGAGTGGAAGCCGACCAGGGTATCCGAGCAGCTCATCGACATGGTCTTCCTCCCGAGACAGCAGCGGGCAGTGGACCGGGGGCGGGTGAGGATCAACAAGACTTTGTACGGGCATGATGCCCTGGTCCCCTTGACAGGCAAAAAGGTCGATTGCCGGTACGATCCGCTCGACCCCGGCTGGGCCCTGGTCTTTCACAATGACGAGTTCATCTGCGAGGTCAAGCCGGTCGAGTATTCCTCTATGAAAGATAAGGACCTGGCGGCCAAAAAGATCGCCCAAAAGCGCGCCCTGCGCAGACAATTCCTCGATGAATACCACGCCTTAACATCCAAGATCCCCGACTTTATCCAATACTCCCAGGTGCCTGATGCCGAAAAGGCCGCCGCTATCGTAGGGCGCAAGCGTAGGCAGCAGGCGCTGACCGAGGCCGAGCGCTTCCGGCCGAAAACGATTGAGGAGCTCAATGCCGAGGTCGAGCAGCAGGAACGTTTTGTGGAAGAATCCCGCCCGATTTTCGCCACGGAGATCGAGCGATATACGTGGATCCTGGGCAGGCAGCTCGCGGGCAAGGGTGTGCGCGAGGACGAGCTTGCCTTTGTCGCCCAGCTCGAAGCGGCGATGGATAAGACGACCTTTGCTTTCTGGCAGTCATATAAGGAAGGGATCGGATTGGCTGTGGCAAAGGAGTCTTTTGATGGGGCACGCATCGAATAAAGAATTTGGTGGGGCAGGGCATGGCTAGGCACGGCGAGGCCAGGTGGGGCAAGGTCTGGCGAGGCGTGGCAAGGCCTGGTCTGGCAAGGCGAGGCATGGCGAGGCGAGCCAAGGCAAGGTGAGGCGCAATACAACACTTTAACGAAAGGAGTACGGCGATGGAGATTACAAAGGTCAAGGTGAAGCTCGAAGGGTTGCCACCAGGATTGCTACAGCACAGATATCCCATGACGGATACAGATGCCAAAAGCACCAAGCGCAACCAAAAGCAGACCAAAGACGACGTAGAATCCTATCTGTACCGTGACGAAAAGGGGATTATCTGCCAGCCGGCGTCCCACATCATCGGGGCGCTGAAAAAGGGAGGGGCAAAGTTCCAAGTCCCCGGCAGGAGCAAGGAGACCTACAGGAGCATCATGGGGTCGGGAATTGTGGTGATTTATCCGGACCTCATCGCCCATGATCGTCAAGAATGGGGGATCTACCGCTCGCCGGTGGTTATTAAGAAAGCGCGGATTGTCAGGGAGCGCCCCCTACTCAAACAATGGTCATTCTCGTTTGTGATGGAATTCGATGCGGAAGAGGTGCCCAAGGAGGTGCTCAAGGAAGTCCTGGATTATGCAGGCCGGTATGTCGGAATCGGGGACTTTCGTCCGCAGTGTGGTGGCCCGTTTGGGAGGTTCATTGTGACGCAGTTCGGCGAAGGGGGTGCTTGATAATGAAAGATGTCTTTGTTCCCACGGAGAATTACCAGCAGTTGAAGGCCGAGTGCGAGGGGTGCATGTCAAATGCCCACGGGGTGGAGATGGTAGCAGTAGTGGGCAATGCCGGCAGGGGGAAAAGCACGGCTGCCGAGCGTATCGCCGTGGAAAACGCGGATGTCCGCTTCGTGCGGCTCACCCCGGGGCGCTCCCCGGCGGGTTTTTTAATAGAAGTCACTGCTGCCTTGACCGGCGATTTGTGCCGCACCATGCAGGAATGCCAGACCGCGCTAAAGGAAGGGCTCTCGCATCAGCGCATCATGTTGATAGCGGATGAGGCCGACCGGCTCTGCCCACGCCATCTTAATACACTGAGGGATATTCACGATCTCTATTCTGTGCCGGTGGTGATGATTGGGGAAGCGTTGCTAATTCGGAAACTCAATCATGAGCGTAGGCTCATCTCCCGCACGCGCAATATTATTCAATTCCAGCCGGTGACGCAGACCGACATCATACATTTTTACCGCACGGCCCTGGAGCAATCTCCGACACCCGGACAAGTTAAAAGTTTGGTACAGCATTGCGGCGGGGATTTTCGCCAGGTACTTACCGATGCCCTTAAAATTGAGCGCCGCATGAAGATCAACAGCCTCAAAAAGATCACCGATGAGGTGGTCGCGAAGATTTGTGGAAACGGGGTTGCCCGCGAAAATGCCTAAGTCAACCAGCATAACCACTAAAATTAGGCGGCATATCGGCAAAATCGACGGCCCTTTTTCCGCCTGCATTGTCGCGCGAGAGCTCGGGGTACCGATTGGAAGGTTTTATCATTCAATACTGCCGATGAAGCGGCGTGGGGAAATCGAGAAGGTCGAGCGTGGCTGGTACCGCTACAAAAAGGTGGCTCTCTACCAACAATCGCCGGAGATCTGGTCCCGGCTTTTCCGGGCCATGCACGTGAAGATCCGGTTTTCCGTGCGGGAGATCGCCTTACTGGCAGACACATATCCTCGCCTGGCCCGGTACCCGGTAAATCGCCTGGTTAAGGCCGGGGAGATCGAGGCCATCGGCAAAAAGAAGAGCCCGCAAGGCAGGCCGGAAAAGGTGTATCGGGTGAGAAATCGAGACGAATTTTTCTTGAAGCACATACGCCATGAAACTCGTCAGCGGACAACATAAAATGCCCCCCGATTCTCGCAGCGTTACCGGGCAAAGGCGCGGATTGCTGGCCAAAATCCAGGTGGCGAAGGCGCAGGCAAAGATGCCGGATCTGATCTACCGCGACATCCTGCGCGAGCGCTTCGGGGTGGAGACTTCCACCGCCCTTTCCATCGGTGAGATGGAAAAAATGGTCGCAGTTTTTATTGACGAGCACGGCTGGGTGCCGAAGTACAAGAAGAAGCACGGCCCCTCGCAGATCGCGGCCCTGCAGGAGCGGATCTGGGAGCTCGCGTGGGAGATCCCCGACGGGAAGACCCGGCTGCCCGGTCTGTGCAAGACCATTCTGGGGGTGGACCAGGTGGGGTGGTGCCAGGACTATAAAAAGCTCACCCGCCTAGTAGCGGTGATGGAGAAGATTAAAAGGCAGCCCGTGCTGACGCAGGGTCCTCAAACATAGAAAGCAGAAGGTGGAGGAGAGGTGAAATATGGAACTGACGGCAGAACATGAAAATGCTTTGTGGGCCGTGCGAAACGGGGGCGATATCTTTAGCCTTTCGACGGCAATGCTCCTGCGCGACTGTCAGGAAGAAGGGCTTGTGACCATTGGCGCGGCAATGGGCAAGTATGGTGATGGGACGAACCGGGAGCCTTACTTCGGCGCGATGATCACTGCCAAGGGGAAGAAGGCCTTGAAGGCCGCCCTTAATAGCGGCGGCAGGAAGTAAGAATGGGCAGGAGTTGCGATCAGATGACGAAAAGCGAGGAGGGGGTGTGCGCCCACCTGTGGGCCTTTCTGGATACTCCCCGAGGAGGAGAGAAGATCGTGAGCAATTGCCCGCCGCGTAAATGCTGCAGGGGATGCCGGCGGATCGGACGCTGCAATTCAGAATGCCACAATGCGCAGGAGGAAGAGAGGTCATCATGAGTCGATATGATCGAATGGCAGGGAGGAAAAAATATCCGGGCCGGCGTCGCCGACGCGGTTCCGGGATCAGCACTTTTAGCGCGGGGGAGACGATAAAGGAATCGGAGCTCGTCTATGTGGCCAGCCGCATCGATGGCGTGGTCCCCCCTGCTGGCGCGGGGTCAGCACAATTGGAGAAAACGGAAGGTGGCAGAAAACTCGTTTATGCGGCAAGCCGCATAGACGGTAAAGTTACCGTCTCCATCTCCCCGGAGATCCTGGCGAAGACCGAGGGGATGGGGTGGCATCAACGGATCGCCAGAATTCACGCCCTTACCAGCATTCCCTTTGCCGATATCAGTAAAATGATGGGAGAAAATAACTGATGAGCTTAGTCGAGCCGGAAAGATCATTCGTATTCGTCGGATGCATCGGGTTGGCGCTCTGGGGGATTGTGATCGCGATCAAACTCATGGTGTATTTGATTCAGGGGTAGGGGGGCTGCCCACGCGAAGGATGGACCCACGCTTCGCGCAAGGTATATCCACACTGCGCCGCCATTGGGGCGGCTCGTGGGACGGCCTCAATTAGATTTTTGACATTATGGTGGGTCGGGGGATCGGGGCAAAATGAGTGGCAAGGTGGAGGAGAAACTTAGTCTGACGCCGCAGCAGATGATCGGGGCGGCACGGAAGGTGTTCGATGGGCAGGAGGAATGCTGGCTTACCTGCGGGTTCGTTTACCAGCAGCTTTGCCGGTATCCGCAGCGGTTCGGTTTTGAATCACTTCAGCAACTGCCGCTGCCGGTGCCATTCGAGCGGATCATTAAGAACTGCGGGCACTTCGATGCGGAGCAAACGAAAGACGGTCTGCTTTTCAGACCCAGGAAGGAAATGTGGTGACCCGCACTTCGCGGGGTCCCCACAATTAGGGGTAGAGAAAGGTAGGGGATAATGAGACGGGCATATTCGGTTTTCGGTTATGTATTGTACGGGATCGGCCTGGGGTTCGCGATCTTTGCTGTCGTCTATGCCTTTTTGGGCATGGCGGCGATGTTGGCGACGGAGATATTGAGGTAACCCAATGGCGAAGTGCGTGAGGAAAGATAAAGAGGTCCGGCGGGTCAGCGACGAGAAGGCGGCGGCGCTGGTGAAGCAGGGGTGGCAGTATTGCAGCAAGAGCGAATACCGGCGGTATCTCGACCGAGGCCAAGAGAAAGGGAATGTGGGTGCCCGATCCAAAAAAGCCTGATATAGAATTTCCCCCAACGCTTGAGGATCTAGCCAAAGAATTCTTGCGGTCACCCAAGCGCCGCGAGAAAGTTGAACGGCCTTCGGCGGCGGAGCGAAAGCATCGCAGGGAACGGAAGAAAAAGAATCGGATGGCGAGGAAGTCGAGGAGAAGGAATCGGTAAGGTATGTCCGCACTGCTGCCGGCGGGAGGCATGGGATATGACCGCAAGTAATATACCAAAAGGTATAGTCCACACTCGTGGCATGGGGCCACTCGTGGGATCATTTCGGTTAGATTTTTCACACTAGGGTGAAAGAGAGGTATTAGAAATGAACAAGGCGGAATTGGTAGAGAAGTACAGCAAGGAGATGGGGTGCCGCGAATCCGAGGCGGATGTCGTGGTAAACGCAGTGTTTCGCCTCGTCCGCGAGGCGCTGGGCAAGGGGAAGGAAGTCAAGATCTCCGGGCTCGGCACCTTCAAGGTCGTGCGGCGCAAAGCGCGCACAGGGCGCAACCCCCAGACCGGGGATGCGATCAAGATCCCCGCGCGGAAGAAGCTCGTCCTTAAGGCGAGCAAGAGCTTCACGGCAGATTTGAATGCCTAGCGAGATCCCGCGCCCGCCCACACGGACGGGCGCGGGAGTCTAGGGAGAAAGAATGGATGAGATAATCAAAAAAGCCGTAGAATTTTATCAGTGTCCCGGGTGTGTCGGCGGGCACAATATCGAATGTTATCAAAAAGGCGATAATGAGGCCTGCGACAAGCATGTTGCGGGTACGATAATCAGCAACATCGGCCCTGTTTTTCTCGGCATGCCGACGGGGTTTAATCGACTTGGGGCATATAGGCAAATGAAGATGTGTATTTTTCGCGAATTGAAGGATGGGTGGGGATATGATCAATTTAACATCCCAGCCTGGAAATATCGCGACGAACACGGCAATGTCTTGGTGCGCGGGATATGCCCCCGGATAAATTATCCGTGGGTACACATTTTTTTGACCGACTGTATGGCGGAGATCAATTGTATAGAAATCACCGCCAAAGATATTTCGGAGATGGATTAAATGGCCAACATACCAGATCGAGAGAAAATCGAGCAGCAGCTCAGGGAGATGTTTGAGAAGATACACCCAGGCAAAGACCATGCCCTGCCCAGGGCCGAGCTGTGCACTATTTTCCGGGAATATGACGATCGACATCTTCGACGGATTATCAAGCATCTCATTATCAAGCATGGTTGCCCTATCGGATCCTGCTCTCATGGGTATTTTTGGGCCGTGACCCAAGAGGAAATCGAGGGAGTGTGCAATTATTTTAAGGGTTATGCCCTTTCTCAGCTGCAAGTCATTAGTAAGCTTAAAAAGATACCGATGGGAGAAGTACTTAATCAGCTTAGCTTTGAGGAGATAACCTCCCCGCTTCGGGAATCTCTAAAGGAGCAAAATGACCTCAACGGCCTTAGAAAAGCAGGATTATAACGGCAATCACTCCGTCCGGTGTCCGAAATGCGGCCAGGGGATAATCCCGCAGTGGCGGCGGGCCCACGCGTGCTTCATGAAGTATCTGAACGAGCTGGACGATAAGATAGCGGACATGTGCTCGGCAGAGCATATCAAGAACGTGCGGAGGAATTATTCATTATTAGGATTTTAAATATGGCCACCCCCACTATCGCGGGGTGCCCGCTATAGGAAGGAGCTTAAGGATGGGCAGAACTAAACCAACAGCGGCAGTAGTAGCGATGAAGGACCTTGCAGATGTCAATGGGGCGTTGATGCAGATTGGGGATTTTCAGCGCCGGATCCGGCGGATGAACGACAAGATAAACGCGGAGTTCGCCCGCATCACCGCCGAAACCGAGGTTCAGATCGCGCCGTTGATGGCGCAGATCCAGGCGCTCGAGGGCGGGATGAAGGTTTACGCCGAGACGAACCGCGAGGCGATCTTCGGCAAGAAGGGCAAGACCCGCAAGCTCGACTACGGCGAGATCTCCTACCGCGTGAGCACCAAGATCGCCATCACCAAGGCCACTCTTGGATTGCTCATCGAGGGCCGCTATGACGAGGCCATCAACGTCAAGAAAACGGTGGACAAGGAGGAGCTGGAGAACTGGACCGACGCGGAGCTCAAGGCTATCAAAGCAAGGCGGGATGTCGAGGACGTCTTTGGGTATAAGCTCAAAGAGGAAGCGATAAAAGATAAAAAATTAGTAGCCTGATCACAGCAAGGAATGCCCGCACTGCGCCTCGCCAGCAGGGCTGACGGGCTCGTGGGGTCTCCTTAGTTATGTTTTTACATTTTGGTGGGAGAGAGGTGACCGATGAACGGTTCAAAGGCAAAGAAATTAAGACGCGAAGTCTATGGTGACCAATCGCAACGGGCGCGCACTTACCAGGCCAGCGGATTTTTCATGTTTCTCGAGAAGAAGATCCCCACGGGGACATTCCGCTGTACCGGCCTCCGGGCGGAGTATCAGGCGGCAAAGAAATCTCGCACCTTTCCGCATAAAATTATAAAAGACGTGACCCCGCGAAGTGGGGGCGACAAGAGGCAAAATGCGTGATGCCATCCGACGCATGATATTTGGGGCCTTGTGGTGTTGGCCCATGCTGGAACTCCTCCGCTGGCTGGAGGAACGGTACCTGGTAATGATTGCACCGCCTGTGGTGCTTATTATCCTCGGCGCATGGACTCTTCCCTGCTGGCTGCTCTATGAATGGATCGGCAGGACGTTTGATTTCAAGCGGTTATTCCACCGGAGGAAGTCGGTGAGCCGGGGCTATCTATCCCGTCGGCGCATAGTTGCACCCAAAATCATTCAATTACTCCGCTCCCGCGGGGCGCGGTGGAATTGAGCCCCCGCGCTTCGCGGGGTGACTGCTATATAGAGAAAGGGTGGAGAGCCACATGAGGCGCAGAAAGATCCCTTGGCAAGATTCGGTATTGTACGCCGTAGGATTTTGGGCGGCTGGCTTTGTGGCGGCTGTGGCTATTTTTAGCTTTCAGGTGGACCGGCTGGCTGCGCGCCAGGAGCGCCTTGAGCTGCTGGTGGGCGCGGTGGCGCCGCTTCGGCAGATGCAGGCGATGGCAATCAGGTTCGAGCGCGCCGGCTGGGAGCCGGCAGCGGCCTCAATGATTGTGGCGAAGATCTTTCAACGGGCCCGCGAGCTGCACCTTGATCCCCTGCTGGTCGAGGCCATCATCGTGGTGGAATCAGCGCGCGACACCAATGCTATCTCTCCGAAGGGGGCAAAGGGCTTGATGCAGCTGATGCCGGTGCATTTGGAGCCCGGGGAGGATCCCCACGAGCCGATCTTGAATATTGAGAAGGGTACGGGGGTTTACGCCAAGTGCCTCAAAAAGAGCCGGGGCAATGGGATCAGCGCACTCTACCGCTACAATGGCAGCGACCCCAGGGACCCCAAGCTGGAAAGTATCGACTTCGCGAGGAAGGTGATGACCGAGTGGGCAAGATTAAAAACCTTATAAGAAAGAAATCATATTTAAGCGTAGCTGCGGGGATTTGTAGGTGCAGGAGGTGGAATAAAAACGTCCCGGACCTCCAGTTTCCATTAAGTCGTGCGCTGTGGCAAGGCTATCGTTATAAAGGGAAACCATTCAAGTTTTGCCCTTGGTGTGGGAAGGAATTGAAAATTGAACCGTAACACCGGTCTTGCCATCGTGCACATAGCTGCCAAGGAGCAGGGGATGGACGAAGAGAGATACCGCGGCTTTTTGGAGGCGCACACAGGCAAGCGCTCAGCTGCCGACTTTAACCCGGTGGAGATGCGGGTGGTTATCCGGGAATTTGAGAAGCGGGGATTCCGGGTAAGCGCCCGCACTCCGGCGAGAAAGCCGTCGCGGGGTCACCCCGCCCGTGAGGGTTCCCCTATTATGTCGGGCGGGGAGAGGGCTGACGTTTATGTCCGCCTGATCAAAAGGCTTTGGCATCAGATCAGCCGGGCCAACAACGAAGCACTGGCCCTGCGGCGGCGGCTGTTTAAATACCAAAGCAAAACAGACCTGGAGCAGCTCACTATCGAGCAGCTCAAAGAGGTATATGAGGACCTGCAAAGGGCATCATATTGTGGAGCAAGGCAATGGTAGCCCGCCCCACTCCGATGGAGAAATCGTCGCGGGGTCACACCGCCTGCAAGGTATCCCCTTTTGAACAGGCGGCGAGAGAAGAAGACTTGCGAGAGTATCGCTGTATGGGGTGTGGGAAGGTCTTGGGCGAAACCGACGGTCTCACTTACCGAAAACGCTGTCATTCTTGCAAGGCATGGAATTATTTCAAGACTATAATTAGTGTTGACAACCCGAAAACATAGTGCCATGATATAAACAAGTTACATAGAGCGGCCACCCCCCACTTTGCGGGGTCCCCACTATCGAAAAATGAAGGTGGGGGAGGCCCATAAGAGCGGCCCAAGCGGCCCATCCTTGTCACATAACGTGGCAGGATGGGCCTTTTTGTTTTTCTACCCCAGCAAAGGAGGCATACGTGGTAAGAGCAAAGTTCCGAGTGGATGAGATCCGGCGGATCAACGGATCCGTACCGGTGGTCAGCCCGGGTGGTCCCGTGAAGTGGCAACCGGGGGAGATGAGAACGGTCATCATGTCTCCGGTTGCAAGTCTCGATCCAGCCGACGAGAACTCGAAATTTTGGCAGGCCACCCCGTCCGGGAAGATCGAACTTGGCTGTGCGAACCTCGCGGCAGCCGAGGCATTCGAGCTGGGCACGGAATATTATGTCGACTTCACCCCGGCTGGATAGGGAACCACGGTGGATCCACTTTATATCCCCGAATCGGCCATCGTAGAGCGCATCCCGGCGTTTGAGGCGTTCAAGTACGATAACCAGGCGCCGCGCTATCCCTGGTCCTTGCCCGGGGTCAAGCTGCCGCTCGCCCCACCCTATCAAAACGACTGCTGTACTTTTGTCGAGGCCCTGCTGGTACGGGCCTGGCTGGATATATACCCCGGCGAATTCCCCTGGTCCCTGGCCCAGCATAATCAGATGATGGTCCTCGCCGAGGGAGACTGGTTCTCCCCCATCACCGCCCTGTGCTGGGCTGGCATGGCGGTCGAGCTTGATGATGCTGACCAGGTACCTCTACCCTGGACCGTGGTGCAGGGTTATAGGAGTTGGGTCGGCGGCTTCCCTCCTGCGGAGGGATCCCCACAATTAGGAAAAGCGGGAGGTGGGGGAGGTCATTTATTTATTGTGGTGGACGTGGAGGAGTCGAGCGGCCGGGTGCTCACCCTGGAATCCAATAAATTCTACAAGCTCAATGGCCCCGGCTTTCGCGAGCTCGGCAATCTCCGCGATAACAACTGCCGCCCGCCCACCAGGTGGTGGGAGCAGGAGGATCTGTGGACCTGGGAGCGCTTCCTCGAGACGTATCTCTATCGCAAGCAGGCCGTGTTGAATGTGACGGGAAGGTACTGGTCAGGGTTAGAAGGTATGTCCGCACTTCGCCCGGGAAGGCGAAGTGGGATCCTCCCGCCTGCAAGGGCGACCCTATTAGATAACGGGCAGGCGGGAGGAGGTCTTGGATGGTAAAAGGCAGGTTGGCTCTATTAATCGCGATCCTCATGGCGCTGCTAATTGCCAAGACGGCATGGGGGCAGCCGACCGTACAGGCGCCACCGGAGGCCAAACAATTCACCGAAAAATGGGAGGGGAAGCCGCTGGCTTTTCCTCCGGTGCGGATGGATCTCGACCATGACGGCACTGCCGATATCATTGCGTTCTTTATCGACGACCCAACCACCAAGATCGTCGGCGACGCGGTAGGGTTTACGTCCATCGAGTACAGGCTATGGGCATTTATGGAAAGCTGTGGCGAGGATTGCGGCAAGATCGTGTGGATGGATCCCGCAGCTCCGGAGGCGTGGAGGAAGTGGCTGGAAGAATCGCTCCGGGGAGAAAAGGCGGCTAAACCGAAAGATTTAACCATTTAAATGGAGAGTGAGAAAGCGAGGGTAAGAAAATGTTGAAGAAGATCAAGGAGATTTTGGGGGTTGCGCTGATCGCAGCGATGGTCTTGACGATATTATTTTTCGTATCGTTCAAGATATTTGCCATAGCATTTCTCGCGATAGCAACCTTTTTCGCGGGCATGCTGTTCGGCCCGGCGGCTACATTGTGGGTCGGCAAGCAGATTGTCAGGGGACTCGGCTGGATATATACGCCCCCCGCGCCTCCGGCGGCAACTTCCTAAATTAAATCTAAGGGGATCCCCGCCCCGCCATTCCGGTAGGGGCGGGGTCACCACGATGGTATCCCCTACCTTTTAAATAATTTTAAGGCGGGGATGTCGCAAGGCGACAGAAAGAAGATGGTGGGAGATATGCCTTTACAAATAGTCAAAGACGGGCAGCTGCAAGGCTGGTTTACGGGCACCGTCATCACGGTGTGGCTCTTTTTTGTCATAATACCCCTTGCCATTCTGTTTGACAGAGCAGGGGAAGGTTTCAATAAAATAGGTGGCCACGTGGTGGCGCTCTATCTTGGGCAACTCACCATCTTTTTCGGCGCCAGGGTTGCCCAGAATCCCACTGTCCAGGCGGCAGTCACTAAAATCTTCAACAGGGCACGAGGGCAGAAGCCGGAGCCTTCACCACGGAGCCTCACGGAGGAATAATTTTGGAAACGTTAAAAAAATGGGCATTGGCAATTGCGGCGCTGGCGGGGGCGATTCTCGCCTTTATCTTCCTCGGCGGCAAATCCAAAACGGGCGAGGCCGACGCGACGGCGCTCAAGGCCAAGGCGCTGCGGGAGAAGGCGGATTTGATCGATGCCGAGATCGCGCGGCTCAAGGCGGAGAAGGGAAAGCTGGACGCGGACACCAAGAAAGAGGTTGAGCGGATCAAACAGATGGAGGATCTCGATGAGATTTCTGATGCGTTCTCCAAGCTTTAAACTCATTGCTGTCATCACCCTGGCGGCCTTTCTATTCTCGGGTTGCGCGTATCTGATGCCGAAGGAAGAGATCGGGGTAACCAGACCCGATTTGTCGCTTTCCACCTATGCGCCGCCGGTCAGGGTTGTCGTCGAGGAAAAGAAACCCTTTGTCCAGCAACCCTTAAAGAAGGGGCAGATCGCTCCTTTCGACGGGATCATCTTCGATAAGGAATCGGCCAAAAGGCTCCTCGTGGAAATTACCGAGGGGCGCAGCTGTAATGTCAAAGAGCAGATCAACGGCCAGCTCATCGCGGCCTATGAGGAGCAGCGCGGGTTACTCAGGGAATCCAATGATCTCATGGCAAAGAGCAACGAGCAATACCGCAAGGAGATCGAGAGCCAGCGCCGGTGGGGATTTTTAAAGAATGTCCTTGCCGTTCTTGCCGTCATTGTCGGCATTACATTGGGGATTTACAGTGGAAAATAATTTAAATCCCCGGAAGGGTTCCTCCATTGCCATTGTCGTCGTCATTCTTTTGTTCATAGCCGCGCGTGTCTACGCGCAGGCAGCCGAGCCCTTTTCCGAGTTTCTCAGGCAGCTCGGCCCCCTGGGGATAGCGATCGAGCTCATCCGCATCCTGGGACTCCCCGGCATGATCTTTGTGATCTGGTATTTTGATCGCAAGCAGATGGATAAAATGATCGACAAATACAAGAAGGATATGATCAAGAGCGCCTCCCTGATTAAAAAGACGCAGGAACTCGGCAAGGGATATGCTCAAATTGCCGGAGATCTCAAGGATGTCATGATGCTCACCACCCAGGCGATGACAAAGGTCGGGGATGCCATCGAGACGAATCAATTTTGCCCGATGGTGCGGCTGAAAGAGGTTAAAAAAGCACGCGGCAGGGTTGGCAGCGCCGGCGGCTAAGGAGCAAGACATGAGCATTGAACGAGCCCAGATGCGGATGAAGCTGACCCAGGAACGGTACGATCTCAAGCGGGTCAGGATCGAGGCCGAAGGCCTCCTGAATGCTTTGCGGGTGGAGCTGAGACCCCCGGTCCTGTGCGAGGTGGAGGACCTCAATCTCGACCGCGCCCGCGATATCTTCAACGACCTCTATGCCAAGCAACGGGTGGTGCGCGCCACAATCAAGAACATCGCCAGGCTGGAGGAAGAATTAGAATGACCCGCACTCGCCTCGCCAGCAAAGCTGGCGGACTCGCGGGGTCCCTTCTTTTTGATTTTTTTACATCAAGGGGAGGGAGAACTTGAAGAATCCGGATCGTAAAAAGCGGGCGGTGGGGGAAAAACGCGAATACGATTTTGGCGTGCGTGACATAGCCATGCAAAGTTATGTCTACCGCGGGCAGACGTATGAGGAGATCGCCGCTACAACGGGCGTCTCCACGGGCCAGCTCAAGCGCTGGGGCAAGAAAGAGAACTGGAAAGGGCAGCGCGCGGAATATCTGACGAGCAAATCCAAGAGTTTGACAAGGCTCATCAAGGCGCGCTCCACCATTCTCGACAAGCTCGAAGCGGAGATCAACCCCAGCACTGTGCACCAGCTTCTCTCGGCCTACCGCCAGCTCGATTCTTTAATCGAGGGGCAGATCTCGGGCCGCCGGGAGCCCGACCGGGCCGCGATCTTTCTGGATGATTTGCGCTTTATCGTGGAGAGACTCGCAGAGATCGATCCCGCAGGCGTGGCGGTGATTGATAAAAACTTCGATCCTTTGATCGAGGCATTTAAAACCGCAGAGGAGAAATGAAAAAACTGGATTACCACCGAAGATCACAGAGATCCACGGAGAATTAATGAGAAAGCGGCCGAAGCTCACTGAAGGGCAGTTCGATCGTTATGCTGAGAATCTCCGGCTGTGGATCCGGGAGAGCGTCTCGCCTTTCGAGGATGACACGCCCCAGAAGCAGGCCGAGCGCAAGGCCCGGGCCCGGGCGGACCGGCTCTTTTTTTTAAAGACCTACCTGCCGCACTATTTCTATCTTGAATTCGAGGACTTCCATCAGGAGTGGTCCGGGCTCGCCGATGTGGTCGGCGTGCCGGTAGGGGTGGCGGCGCCCAGAGAGACTGCCAAGAGCACCTTCTTCACCTTCGGGGTGCCGTTGCATGATATTTGTTTTGAATTAAAACACTTTGATCTGATCATCTCCGACACCAACGACCAGGCCAAGGGCTTCACCCTGCCGATCAAGATCGAACTCGAGGAGAACCCCCGCATTATCTATGACTTCGGCCCCCAAAGGGGGCGAACCTGGCGGGACAATGACTTCACCGTTGCCAACGGGGTGCGGGTGCTTGCGCGCGGCAGGGGCGAGAAGGTCCGTGGGCTCAAGAACCGCCAGTACCGGCCCGACCGCGCCATCATCGATGACTTTGAGAACGATCAGAACGTCAAAAACCCCCGCCTGGTTAAGGAGGGCCTAGACTGGATACTGCAGGCAGTGCTGGGATCGATGGCGACGGATTTTTCCCTGCTCATGGTGGGTAACCTCTTTGCCCCGCGCTCGGTGCTCTCACAAATCGTTAATGCCAAGGACGAGGAGAAAAAACCTCTCTATGTCAGCCGGGCCTATGATTGTTATCGAGAGGACGGGACGCCCTTGTGGCCGGCGCTCTGGCCCGAAGAAAGACTCGAGCAGCGCCGCCGGCAGATGGGGACGGTGCGGTTTAACCGCGAGATGCGCAATCGCGTGGGCGCGGAGGAATCACCGATCAAGGAGGAGTGGATCCTTTATATCCCGCGCATCGAGATCCTGATCCCGGGCCAGTGGCTGACCCAGGCCTTTCTCGACCCATCGGGCAAGAGCGGCGAGCAAAATGATTTTAAGGCCATCGTATGCGTGGGCAGGGAGCGCAGCAAAGACACCATCGAGGTGTTGCACGCCTGGATCCGCCACGCCTCGATCAATGCTATGTGGGAGGAGGCCTGGAAGATCTGCTACGAATACCACTGCTCGCTCGGGTGCGAGACCAATATGTTCGAGGATTTCTTGATCGATTCATATAAAAACTACGCCCAACATGTGGCGAAAAACTGGATATATGTTCAGCCGGTCGTTCATTCTACGGACAAGATCGCCAGGATCGTCAACCGGATCTCACCTCTTTGCGAGTTCGGCAAACTCAGGTTTCAGGAAGGCCACTCGGACCAGGCGCTTTTGGTAGAACAGCTCATCTATATCATGGACCAAAACGTCAACGACGACGGCCCGGACGCCCTCGAGGGGGCAGCGGGGATGATGCAGGGGGCGATCATGGGCAAGACGGAATACGAGTCCGCCGGCAAGCGGCCGTTCGCAGGAACGAAGGGAGCATTTTGAGCGCGTTAGTTGATCAATTCGGCAGAGAGGTAACCATCACAAGGAAGCCGGAGCCGCGTGAGATCGCCGTGGCCACGATCCGAGACCGGTGGTCTTCCTACCCATCCAAGGGGCTCACCCCGGAGCGCCTGGGCGCCATCTTCCGCGAGGCCGACGGCGGGGATATCCTGCGCCAGTCCGAGCTTTTTGAGGAGATGGAGGAGAAGGACGCCCATCTCTTTTCCATCCTGCAGACCCGCAAGAATGCCGTGCGCGGGCTGGAGTGGGATTGCGATCCCTTTTCCGAAGACAAGAAAGATATCGAGATCGCCGAGGCCTGCGATGAGATGCTCTCCGGCATCGAGAATTATGACGATGCGTTGCTCGATCTGCTCGACGCCATCGGCAAGGGCATTGCCTGCTGTGAGATTATGTGGGAGATCGTGGGCGGCAAGGCAATAATCAGGCGGCTCCCCTGGGTGCATCAGAAGCTGCTCAATTATTTCTATTCCTTCACCCCGACGATCCGCACGGAGGCCAACCCCTGGCCCGGCGAGGAGATGCCGCCTTTTAAGTTCGTCATCTACCGCTATAAGGCCCGCTCCGGCCACGACACCCGCGCCGGGATCCTACGCGCCTGCGCGTGGATGTATCTCTTTAAAAACTACGGCATCAAGGACCTCGTGGTCTTTGCCGAGGTCTACGGTATGCCGCTGAGGTTGGGTAAATACGCGCCCGGCGCGAGCAAGGACGATCGGGAGGCCCTGCTTGCCGCCATCTCCTCGCTCGGGACGGATGCCGCCGGCATTATCTCCACGGCTACGGAGATCGAGTTCGTCGAGTCGGTGAGCAAGGGCACCGGGAGCAATATCTATGCCGCCCTTATCGAATTCTGCAACCGGGAGATGAGCAAGGCCGTACTCGGCCATACCGGCTCGGCGGATTCTACCCCGGGCAAACTCGGGGCGGAGGATGAGGCCCGCGAGGTGCGCCAAGATTTAATTGAAAGCGATTGTGAAGCCCTGGCTTCGACCATCCGTCAACAGATTCTGCGACCATTTGTCGGGTTCAACTACGGCTGGGACGCACCGGTGCCGTGGTTCAAGTTCGCCTTCGAGCCTCCGGAGGACTTGAAATCCGTTGCCGAGGTCTACGTCGGTCTCGGCAAGATGGGCTATCCGCTCACTGCCGAGCATGTATCGGAGCGGTTCAAAGTGCCCCTGCCGGAAGAAGGCCAGCAGATTCTCACCCCGACGCCGGGTGCAACGGTGCCTTTTGCTGCTAAACTTCGGGCCTCTTCCAAACCACGATCCACGAAACCCGATCAGGAGGCCCTGGATAAGATGGTTGCGAGTATTTTGAAATATGCGCCCGAGGCCATTAAGGGTCTTTCAAGGCCCATCATACAGGCCATCGAGGGGGCTTCGAGTTACGAGGAGATCCAGGCGAAACTCACCGCGGTCTTCTCAGAGATGGAGCCTGCGCAGCTCGAAGATCTGGTGGCTCGCTCCATGTTTGCCGCCGAGTTATATGGTCGCTACATGGCATCAACTCCCCTCTCCCCTGGGGGGAGAGGGCAAGGGTGAGGGGGATATGGCAAAAAAGTGGTACAGGGGGAATGTAACGGGTAATTGGTTTAAGCAGACACGATGTTTTCTATTCCATCGGAAACATAAGACGAATTATCGTTTTGGTTATACCATGACCTGCTCCCGATGTCGCAATAGTTTTTACCATGATTGCTGGTGGTATTAAAAATGCCGAACGGAACACTACCCATAGATCTCGCTTACCCCGCTAATGCGGGGTCGCCCCAATTGGAGAATACGGATGGTCGGTGAGATAAAACTGGAGCCCCTGCCCTTTGTTGAAGCTATCGATTACTGGATGGGCAAGATCCCCATGACTGCGGAGGAGTTTTATGCCCTGGCCGATGAGCTCAGGACCCGCGCCTTTACCGTCTCCGGGGTGACGCGCATGGACATGATCGAGGCGACGAAAGACGCCGTGGAATCCGCGCTTAAAAACGGCATTACGCTTGCGGATTTTAAAAAGGCCATCGCCGATATTATCGAGGCCCAGGGCTGGGATTCTTCGCGCGCAAACATGATCTTTCAGACTAACGTCCAGGGGGCCTACAACGCCGGCAGGCTGAAACAGCAGACGGATCCGGACGTCATCGATCGCCGGCCGTGGTGGCAATATCTCCATACCCCGGGCCAGGCAAATCCCCGTCCGGACCACGAGGCGCACGACGGCGAGGTCTACCGGGCGGATGATCCTTTCTGGGGTGTCTGGTATCCCCATCAGGGGTCGCTTGGGGATTGGTGGAATTGCAAATGCTCGGTGCGCACGCTCTCCGACAGCGAGCTCGATGAGTTCGGCCTTACGCCTGAGGCGCCGACAGGCGAGCCCAGGGATCCCGGAGAGCTGGCGCAGCAGGAGTGGGAGCCGGATCTGTCTAAGTATCCTGACGATTTGCGTGCTCGTTTCGAAGCCGAGCAAGCGAGGCGAACATGAAAGAATCATTAATCCGCAAATCTAATCCCACAGCTATGCTGTGGGGGAAAAGCCGAGGTTGATCGTGCCTTTACCCAAACCAAAAACAGGCGAAAGCAAGGACGATTTTATCAGCCGCTGTATGGGAGACGAAACGATGCTCGGGGAATATCCCGATCAGGAACAGCGGGCCGGGATCTGTTATAGCCAGTGGGAGGGAAAAGATCAACAAACTGCAAAGCTCGTCTGTGCCGGAGATCTGGCTGGGGGCGCCCCTACCTGGTGGCTGCTCTGGCCCAAGGGCTGGGTGCAGCTCGAGGGGGCGGATCCGATCCTGATAGACGATCAAGCAATGGCGGAGGTGATTGCCAACTTCGAACGCCGGGGGAACGACCTCGTCATCGATTACGAGCACTCGTCCATCTTCGCCGAGAAGGCGCCGGCAGCCGGCTGGATCAAGGGACTGGCAGCCCAGCCAGACGGCCTCTGGGTGAGGAGCGAGTGGACCGATCAGGCACTCAAGCTCATTGCGAATAAGGAATACCGCTATTTTTCTCCGGCCTTCGACGTGAGGATCGCCGACCGCAGGCCGGTGCAGATAAATTCGGTGGCGTTGACCAACACGCCGCAAACGAATCAATTAAAACCGTTGGTTAGTAAAGCCAACACAAATTCCCGCGAAGCGGCTAAAGAAAGGGAGGATGAAGCTATGAGCAAAGAATTGTTGACGAAACTGGGCAAGCTCCTCGAGGTCGAGGGCGAGCCCACCGAGGAGACGGTGACCAAGGCCATCCAGGCCAAGATGACGGCGCTGGCGCAAGGGCCACCTGCGGCAGAGGCGAAGGTGCCCGCCGAGGTCTTCGGGGCCCTTGAACTGAAAGAGGATGCGAGCACGAGTGAAGTCGTGGCCACGATCCGGGCGCTCAAGCAGGGGGCAGGAGAGCATGCGAAGCTCGCCGAGAAGGTGACGGCCCTGGAGGCCGAGAGCGCCGAGCGCGTCAAGACGGAGCTGGTGACCAAGGCCGTCAGGGAAGGCAAGATCACCCCGGCGCAGAGGGAATGGGCGGAAGAGTACGCCCGGCGGGACCCCAAGGGGTTCGAGGTCTACATCTCCAAGGCCGTGGTGGTCGTGCCGGTGGATCAGCGGATCACGGGCGACGAGAAGCCAAAGCCGGAGACCGGCCTCACCGAGACCCAGCAGCAGATCAACAAGATGACGGGGATCTCGAAGGAGACGTGGGAGAAGTTCGGACCCAAAGCGGCATAAGGTCGCGTTAGCGACAGGGCGCTAAGGACTGTCCACGCTCCCTGTCGGTCGCGGGATGCCAACTATTTTAGAAGGCCACATATCGGTGTGGCAGAGAGGAACTTAATATGGCTGATTTAGCAGCAGATAAGGCAATGCAGTACAAAGAGGGGGTCGAGCAATCGATCCCGATGGGGGCGAGCAAGGAGATCTTCGCCGGATCCCTGGTCTGCCTCGACGGGACCACGCGTTACGCCGAGCACGCCTCGGACGCAGCCAACAAGGTCTTCGTCGGCGTCGCCCGCGAATACAAGAAGGACGTCGCCGCCGCGGCCGGCACCGAGAGCATCCTGGTGCGCCAGCGCGGGCGGTTTCTTCTCGACTATTACGAGGCGGATGCCGCCCAGGAGGACGTGGGCAAGTCGGTCTTTGTCAAGGACGACCAGACCGTGGCCCTGGCAGCAAGCGTGAGCCACTTGATCTACGCCGGCGTCATCTGTGAGATCGAGTCCGTTACCCAGGTCTGGGTGGATATCTATCCGGCGCTTCTGCAGACGGATGTGGCCACCCACGTCGCGGATTCCAGCGCGGCCCATGCAGCTTCCGCCATCTCGGCAGCTGCCGGCGGTCTTGCAATCCCGGCGAATACCCAACTTGCATTGGCCGAGATCTATCAGAACATCCTTTCCGCGCAGGGGATTATCCCTATCCCGACGCCGTATTTTAGCGCAGCCGGCGTTGCCCTGGCAGTCTTTGCCGACGGCGCCTCGGACGTGCCCGGCTTCTGTGTAACCGCCAAGGGCATGGGTGTGCGGTGGAACAACCACGCCGCGCCGTTACCCGTTGCGGCCAAGGTGCTGGTGCCGCCTGATGCGGATATCACCGCCGATATGACGTTCCACGCCATCACGGCGAAAGTAGGGGCGACGGCAGGAGATCTCACCAAACTTACCATCGAGGTATTTAATAATGTGGTGGGGGCGCTCTATGACGCCGATACGGATTTCGGCGGCGATACCGACGCCATGATCAACGCCTCGACAAAGACCATCCAGCACGTGACCCGCGCCCTGGCCTTGGCGAATTTGGCCGCCTACCCGAACCTGATGGAAATTACCATCAAGCCGAAGGCAGGCACCCTGGGCACGGACGACCTGATCATGTTCGGGGCGTTCATCGTGTATCAGAAGAAGCTGTTGACGAGCTAGGGATAACGGCAACCCCCGCCTCTCGTTGGAGGGGCGGGGGGAAATATACCCGCACTCGGCTCGTCCGCTTTTGGCGAGACGGCCTCGTGGGGTCATCACAATTGTAGAAAAAAGGAGGATGAAGATGATCATCAATCAAACAAATCTTGAAGGGATCTACCGATCCTTCAGCACGATCTTCAACCAGGCATTCGACGGCGCGCCTTCCATGTGGGACAGGATCGCCATGAGGATGTCGTCCGAAGGCAGATCGATGGATTACAAGTGGCTTGGGGCCTTCCCCAAGATGCGGGAGTGGGTAGGCGACAGGGTCATCAAAGACCTGGCGGCCTTCCACTATGAGCTCGTCAATAAAGACTATGAGGCCACGGTGGAGGTGGATCGCAACGACATTGCGGACGACCAGATCGGCGTCTATACCCCCATCGTCCAGGGGTTGGGCTTCGCAGCCAAACAACACCCGGATGAGCTGATCTTTGCCTTGCTCGCCGCGGCGAATGCCGTTAAGTGCTACGACGGCAAAAATTTCTTCGCCGCCAACCACACGGTGGCCGGGGCCAGCAACGTCGCCAACATCGACACCGGTGGGGCAAGCCCCGTGTGGTATCTGCTCTGCACGAAACGGCCCATCAAGCCCTTTATCCTGCAAATGCGCCAGGCCCCTCAGTTTGTGGCCCTGGATAAGCCGGATGACGAGCAGGCCTTCATGCGGAAGAAATACCGCTACGGCGTGGATGACCGCAAGAACGTGGGCGTCGGCCTGTGGCAGCTCGCCTACCGGAGCAACCGGGCGCTCGACAGCACGTACTACCCGGCTGCCCGCGCGGCCATGATGTCCCTCAAGAACGACGAAGGACAGCCCCTGGGCATCGTGCCGGATCTGGTTGTGGTACCGCCCACGCTGGAGGGCTCGGCCAACGCGCTGCTCAAGGTCCCGACCCTGGCATCGGGTGCGGGCAACCCGTGGTTCAACACCGCGGATGTATTGGTAGTTCCTTGGTTGGCGTAACCAGGGTGACACCTTAGTCAGAGTGGGGAGTCCCGCTCCGCTTAAAAGGCGGAGCGGGATGACCCCTTTTATAAAAAGGGGAAGGTTGGCCACATGCCTTATTGCGATATTGACGATATCAAAAATGCCATCCCGGAGGCGGAACTGGTGCAGCTCACTGATGACGCCGGCGCCGGCGAGGTCGATGAGACCATCGTGGCCGCGGCTATTACCAATGCCGATAGTGAAATCGATTCCTATGCGATGGTGCTTTACGACGTTCCCTTTTCTCCGGTGCCGCCGAAAGCTAAAAACCTCAGTATTGATATCGCCATCCATAATCTCTTTAAACGACGACAGCTCACGAATGAGGCGGTGGATAAAGGATACGACGATGCGGTGAAATTTCTCCAGCGCCTTTCGGACGGCAAGGTCAAGTTCGCCAAAGAGGACGGCGCCGAGGCCGCCAGCGCCGGGGCCCAGGCAGAGATCAAATCAAAAAGAAGAATATTTACCCGGCATAAATTAAAAGGATTCTAGCTTATGCAACAAGGTATCGCACCAAGCATATTGATCGTAGACGGGAAGCCCGCGCCGTGCAGGTGTACCATCAAAGATGGCGTTAAAACAATCTGCGAGTTCTGTGTCCAGGCCAACCTGATCCTCTGGGAGCGGGAGGAGGCGCGGGGCCCGCAGCTCCGTCCGGGGCGGCTCATAAACACCTTCAAAAAGGCCCAAAAAACGCGCGTGGCTGAGATGATGGGCGTGCACAGGAACACAGTGCATAACATGCTGAAATCTAACAAGATTCCCCCGAAATACGCCCGGCGTTTTAATCGGGGAATCGAAAAAGGGATACCTGGGTAAGGGGTGGCTAAAATCGTTGTGCATTTTGGGGGGGTAAGTCATTGAAATCATTAGAATGGATTTTGTGGAAAAGTCCCTACCACGGAGTCCCACAGATGGGCACGGATAAAAGATGGTTTCTCTCCGTATAGATATCAAAGGCGACAAAGATCTTCTCGCGGGCCTCATGGAGCGGCTCCAGGACTTCTCCCCGGTGACCAAGGACATGGGGGAGCGCATGCGCTTCTCCATCGAGGAGAACTTCCGGACCGGCGGCAGGCCGGTACCCTGGCGGCCCCTGGCAAAGGCGACGGTCAAGGCGCGCGCCCGCATGGGCAAAGGGGCCACGCCGATCCTGATCCTTCATAGCTTTTTAAAGAATACGATCGCCTATAGGGCTGGTGCCGACAATGTCATCATCGGCGCGGGCGGCCCGAGTACCCCGTATGCCCGGATCCAACAGCTAGGTGGTAAGGCCGGCAGGGGGAAGAAGGTCACCATCCCGGCGAGGTCATATTTAGTGATTCAAGAAAGCGATTTGGCATATTTGAGAAAGAGCCTTACGGGATTCCTGGTGTCATAGGATTCAAGGGTTCAAGGATTCGAGGGGTCGAGTGATAAAAGAAATAGAGACCGCAATCATTAATGCAATAAAAAACGGGGTTCCCTCTTTCCGCACCGTGCGCGGCTATAACGGCGACTTCGAGGCCGTGACCGAGGAGACCGTCTCGACGATCATCAAGCTCTTCCCGGCGGCGCTCGTGATCTACGACGGCTCGGATTTTATCCGCTCCGGCAACCGGGTACAGAGGAACCCGCGCCTTGCCGTGATCCTGGCGGCCAAGTCCCTGCGCGGTGAGGCGGACCCCACCATGCGCCAGGGGCTCTATGATCTCCTGGGCGCGGTGATGGATCTCCTGGACAACAATGATCTGGGCCTCGCGATCTCGCCGCTCTTGATTACGCGCGAGCGGCTGCTCTTTAACTCGCCGGTGATGAGCGTGTACGCGCAAGAGTATGAAACAGACGTCAACACAATATAGGGTCCCAGGGGTCAAGGGGTCTAGGGGTCTAGTGAAAACACTCGAACCCTTGAATCCTCGAATCCTTGAACCCTTTAGAAGGGGGTAAAAGATTATGGTACTTCCGCTTGAACCAACGACACAGAATCTTTACAAAGGCGGCGGGGCGATTTATCTTGCCGATCGCGACGCCAACGGCAATCCCAAAGGACTTGTCCATATGGGCAACGGCCCGGTCTTCGGCGCCCAGCCGCAGGTGACCTATGACGAGCACCGCTCCGCCTTGACGGCGCGCTTCGAGAAGGACATCTCCGAGGCCGACGAGCTGGGGATGATCTACAACGGAGAATTCGAGGCGTATTCCATTCACAACATGAACCTCGCCGTGCTCGGGGACGGGGTGCATGCGGTCTCTCAGCTCTCGGGTTCGGGCATCGAGGCCGCCCCTGTCACCATAGACCGGCTCGACGCCTGGTATCCGACGGGTTCCAAGGGCATCACCGTGGAGTCCCTCGTGGATGAGGAAGATACCGAGTACGACGAGGGCGTCGACTTTGAGGTAGATTCCGAAAAGGGCTGGATCAAGCCGCTCTCGACCGGATCGATCACCGTGGGCATGGTGCTGACGGCCATAGTTACCCGCACTGCCTGGGCAGCCGAGGAGATCAGGCCGCTGACCAATCCGACCATCGAGAAGTATCTGCACTTCGTCGGCAATCCGGCAAAGGGCCCTCTGATCGAGGCCGAGATCTGGCTCGTGCGGATCACCATCAAGGCGGAGTTCCCTTTGATCACCCAGGATTATGGGAAGATCCCCTTTGAGTTCGAGGTGCTCTCGGACCGCGCGAACCACCCGGATACGCCGTTTGGCAGGTATAGATTAACTCAGGCGGCGTAAGACACGTGGCGGGATGTCCACACGCACCGCTTCATGATGCGTAGAGCGGTGCGTGGGATCCCTTCTATTGATTTTTACACTTCGTCCCCTTCCTTTTTGATGAAAATATAAATGAGGGGATGTTACAAAGTAACAGTGGAGGAGATGTCTTATGGCGAAACAAAATATTGAAGTTCGCGAGCTTCTGGTCTCCGATGTCGAGGCGATCTTTGCCGATCCACAGGTGGGCATCGACATCATCACCGACGTCCTGATCGGCAAGCCCGGGGGGGAGATAAAGCTGCTCACCCGGTGCACCGATCTCACCGAGGAAGAAATCGGCAAGCTCGGGTTCGGCGAGTTCACCCACCTGGTCGCGGCCATGAAGGAGGCCAACCCCGATTTTTTCGCGATATATCAGAAAAAGATGGAGAAGCTGGAGCAGCTCATGAGAGAGCGTGGGCCATCTGCAACGCCCGAACCATCGACTGGCTCGCCTGGCAAGGGCACCGAGAAGCCCTGAGCTATCCCTATTCGCTCTTTAAGCGGCTGCTCAAGGTTGCCATGCGGCGCTATATCGATGACAAGTATGAGCTGGTGGATCTGCTGCTGGGGGTGGAATTGAGAGAGATGAAACTGATTGAGAGGTTTTTAAAGGAGTGAGCGGTATGCCCGCACTCGTCTCGTCCGCCTTCGGCGAGACGGACTCGTGGGGTCCCTTCAATTATATTTTTGCACTAGAGTGAGGGAGATGTCGCAACGTGGCTAAAGATAGAGTCGAGATAGAGATAATTTTAAAGGGCGCTCAGGCGGCGAAAGATCTTAAAACCCTTGCCCGTGATGCCGCAAGCGGATTTAAGGATATCAAGGTTGCAGCCAAGGATGCGGCCGCCCAGCTAAGGGAAATAGAAAAGGCAGAAGCCTATATTAAAAGGCTCGGTGCTGCCGGGAAAAACGCTGCCGAGGGTCTCAAGCATATGAAAGCGGAGATCCAGGGGGCGGCAACTGAATCATCGGGTCTCGGTAAAAAATTCGACGCCCTCGTGCCGACTACTATTGCCGTCACCACTGCCCTTCTCGCCTTCAAGGGTCTCAAGGACGTCGTCAAATTTCTTGGGGATTGCGGCGAGGAAGCAGCCGGTCAGGAGCTTGCCCTAAAGAGTCTGCACACGACCCTGCTTGCCAACAAGCGCGCCTACGGCGATTTCGAGCGGCAGGTTATTGCCCAGGCCGAGGCCATGCAGAAGCTGACCGGGTTTACGGATGACGCCGTCGAGTCCGCCGCCACGATCCTCGCCCCCTATGATGCTATTTCCAATGATCTCTTCCCGCGCACCCTGCAGGTCACTGCCGATCTGGCCAGGGCCCTGGGGGTAGATCTGCCCCAGGCCGCCCAGCTCATGGGCATGGCCAGCTTGGGGATGACCAGGGGGCTCAAGCAGATCGGCATTGACATCGATGATGCAACATTCAAATCCATAGGATTCGCCGGCGTTCTCGAACAGGTGGAGAGCAAGGTCAAGGGCCAGGCCGACGCCTACCGCACGACCTCAAAGGGCCTCTCCGATTATATCAAGACTATGTGGGGGGAAGTCAAAGAGCAGTTCGGGGTTATCGTCAACCAGGTCCTTGATCCGTTTAAAGATGCCGCCGGGCAGGTGCTTTCCCATCTTGCTGGAAAATTGGCAGAGTGGCAGAAGGGGGTTGATCTTAAAACCTGGGCGGCAACGGCAGCGACAAATTTCAAAAATCTTGCCAAGGCCGTTATAGATGATCTTATCCCTGCGCTCACCAAATTTTCAACCTGGCTCGAAACAAATCTCAAAGCCGTGCCTGCAACCTTTGCCGATATCAAGGCGAGGGCTACGGCGCTTATTGATGTCTTAAAAGTCGCCATAGATGCCTTTGGACTCTTTTGGAAAGTTTCAACAGGGCAGGGGGGCAAGGCGTTTGCCGCCGGTGATTTTAAAAAGACCTATGACGATATGATCAAGGCTATCGATGATATCAAGGGGATCAACAAAGATGTAGCGGAGGACGTGAAAGACACGAAGGATAAAATTGAGAAGGACCCCATTGATGTAGCCGTTGACAATATTATGGCCGGGAAGAATCTCGACGAACTCTATAATTGGTGGGCGGATTATAAAACCAAGATAGAGCGCGAACCGATCCGGGTGCGTGTGGTGCGCGAGACCATCGTTTCCGGCGAGGGGACGACCACGGAATACGGCATGCAAGGCGGCGGATCGATCCCCGGCTTCGGCGGCGGCGATAAATATCCGCGCCTGCTCGAGGGCGGGGAAGAGGTCCTGGATAAATACACAGCCCGGTTCGCCCGGCAGCGCGGCATTCTGGATGCACTGCGACAAGCGGCACAGGGCGGCGGTGGAGGATCCCCCCAGGGCTATTTCGTTTTGGATTTGAGAGGCAACGGCAAGAGCTATCAGCTGCAGGTAAAAAAAGACGATACAGCGGATGCTTTATTGGAGGCACTAAAACATAAGGATCTGGTGGGTGGTTAAGGATTCTGCTCGAACCCTTGGACCCTCGACCCCTGTCACCTTGTGACATCCCACTATCAGAGAATCAAAATGAAAGGAGTGGGATTGAACCCTGTGAGCGAGGTTAAATTTGGCATCACATTTCAAACTGGCTGCAGATCAGAATTTTACTGTTGATGTTACAGAGTTCTACCAGGACCCTCTCGGCGGGGAATACGATCCCGAATACGAATGGGAAGGGCGCGGTTCGGTGCTTCCCTGTCTTTCCGGCGTGCAGGTTCAGGATATGGGGGTAGACATGCAGGACCGGAAGATTCTGATCCGCGATACCGACGCCTTGAAGCAATCGCATGTGGATGCCCTCGAGGCAAAATATCTTATTAAAGACGCCCAATGGTATTTCACCGACGGATTGAATGTTTTTAAGGTTCAATTCACGCGGCATCCACGGGGGTTTAGGAAATGGCAAAATGTCAAGTCGTTTATCCGGTGGCTGCACATGGACCCGCGCCCGGACGCCGGCAGCATCGTATGGTACTCATACGAAATCATACTCCTCGTCCGTGAGGTAGTCTCATGAGCCAAGCTTGGGACTGCTTGCTTGACGGCAATTCAATTAGGAATAAGATTGCCCAGTTTGATATCTTCAAGGGGGGTGGCTCCTTTTGCAAGGAGCTCACGCTCGGGTTGAACGATTCCTCTCTTTATGCCTCATTCAATTTTCAGCAGGTGCCGGCAGCGCCGCGCCTTGAGATCCGCACCGAGGTCGATGGGATCTGGGCATCCGAGGGGATCTTCTTTATAGAAAAACCTACGCTGGTCCAGACCAAGGACGCCATCACCCTCCCGGCCCTCCGAGGGCGCGACGAATCGGCCCGACTTACCCAGCCCTTTGCCGCCCGCATCTCCAAAGAGTGGCCCACTGATACAACCCTCTTTACCATTATTCAAGAGCTCTTGGAATCTTGCGGTTTAGAATATTCTGCCTCCAGAATTCTGATTTCTGATTACTTGATCTATGCCGGCTCCTACAGCGTCCAGGGCCGCTACCCCCTGGAGATCCTGCAGGAGCTCGTCGGCAAGACCGACGGCTATCTCGCCACCGACCGCAATAATTTGCTCTGGGTCCTGCGCGATCTCTATCATTGCATAGTGGCCCCTGGGCCAGGCGACACCTTGCACGGGGCCCAGATCCAACAGATCACAGAGATTGTCGAATTGCCGGATTTCGGCAATCGCATCAAGGTCGGCACCTATTCCCGCACGGACGAGGCCAATCTGGCTATCGCCCTCGAGCTGGACGATTCCTCCATCGCCATCGGCGAGACCACACGGGCCCGGGCCGTGGTCACGCACCTGGATGGCTCGCCCGTAGCTGACGGCCATGTTGTCGACTGGACCACAGACAACCCCGCCTATGCCCACTGGCTCAATGCCCGCACTACCGTCTATACCCGCCCGATCCCCGCCGAGGCGCAGTATGCTACCTCCCGATACCTGGTCTCGACTACCTATCCCATCCGCCAGATCCACAGCGTTATCGAGGTGGCCACCGGGCTGGTCAAGACGGTCAAGGAGTTCAAGGGCCGCTCCATTACCCTGGATGAGGCTACCCCCCTCACCTTTATCGACTCGGCGGTATTGATCGATTACGAGACCGCCTGGGCCGAGAACACCCTGGTTGCCGGCGTCGTAGGCGAGGTGCAGGTAGATTGTCACGCCATCGTGGCCGTTTATATCCGGGATACGCGGACCGTGCGCATCGATACGGAATCCGGCGCATCGAGTGAGGATAAAGACAAGCTGGTGACCATTGAGATTATTGATTTTCACACCGAGCTTCCCATCCCCGGTGCGGCTTTTTTCCTGGATGGAGTGGCAAAAGGGGTAATGGGTTCCGACGGTCAGCTGGACATCGGTCTGGTCGCTGGTGGAGAACATGGGGTGATCATCACGGCCGATGACCATAAGCCCTCTAACCTGCCGGATGGCTTGGCGAATGATACGATACTGGTTACTTAATGAGCGTGGATAGAGCCACCATACAGCTGGGCTTGTGTCCATCCCCGGGGAAAGGGAAAGCGATTTGGTATCGCACGCCGCCCAAGGAGATTCGGTACACCACGATCGATGAAAACCGGATCAAGGTCACGATCCCGCTGATCAGGGTCGGCAGGCAGATATCCGACCTTATCTGCCGGATCGCCCTTTGCCCGGCGTATATGCAATGCGGATGCTCGCATGAGGCTGCCCTCGGCTGGGAGATCACAGCCCTCTGCGCAGCTAAGCTCTATTGGCAATGGCCGGAAAGCGCCGGCTGACTCTTGAACCAGGGGACCCTGGCAGGGTCCAAGAGCGGCACGGTACATCTTGAAGAACTGGCAATCGATCCGGCGGTTGTGATCTATCCTGTAGGCGATGAGAGGAATCCCGACTGCGCGGGTTGCGGCATGGCCGGAGCTGACCGCGAGGTGGTGGAGGATTATCCGGTGCCTGGTGAGCGTTTCCTTCTCATAGGATGTTTCGATGAGGAGGCGTGCCTTGAGACTTACGGTGCTGGCGGCTGCCGCCCAATCGGGAGCGAGTTGTTCCAGACCGCAGGCTTCATGGGAGGCCTGATCCACGACATCTTCGACGAGGAGGCGCGAGTCTATGAGGTCATGGTGGACGGTGTCCTCACCGGCGCCAAGGGTACAGACCTGACTAAATATACCATCGGCCAGTGGGTGGCCCTGGCCAAGATTAATACGGAGTTTCCGGTGAATGAATATGAGGAGCGTATCCCTGTTACCAACCTTAATGTACCAACGGTTGAGATAGAAGATTATGTAATAATTCCATTCGCTTTTTCTGGAGTTTCGTGATGGCGAATCTGGATAAAACCACTGTTCCTGAATGTGAGGCACTGCCGCGTTCCGGTACCATCACCGCCATAGACTCCGTGAACCACATGATGGACGTTCAAATAGGTGAAACGCTGCATGAGGCAGTGCCCGTGCACTACCACTGCGTGAATGACTGGAAAAACCACACGCACCCGCACACGGCCTCAGAGCAGACCCAGATGCTGGCGGCATTCAAGGTTGATGATCAGGTGCTGGTATTATGTAACGATGAAGGAATACCACTATATGTTACGGGTTTTTTGGAGAATCCCAAATCCTGTGCGCCGATCATTGCTCTCTTTAAATTAATCGGCGAGGAATACGACTGGTGGTTTTGGGACCTGAACGAGAACGTAGGGTATCATCAGAACCCCAATGCAGCATTGCCGCCCACGCCGGAGATCATATCAAAGTGGTGGTCCTGCGAGGATCTTGAGGAGGTGGAATATTACACCAGGGCAACGCCCGCTTTGCAGGCGGTTGATATACAGGGATGTGGTGATGAATGTGGGTTGATAAACTTTGATAATGGCGAATGTTGTGACGCGCCGGCAGGAGCGGATGATGATAACGATGAATGGTATCTCTGCCCCTGCGGCGGTGTGGGGCAAGGTAGCACGTACAACGGCACAATCTGCAAAAAAATGGTCGGGTGCAGTGCGGGATGTGAGCCAGGAACACAGGAATTAAATTATGCGGGCGCGAAGAGTACGCAAAATCGCACCGGCAACCAATCAACTACATGCCCCCTTGGGCATAGTTGGGGAGTAAATATCGGCTCCCTATCTGAGCGGATTGATATTGGCCCGCGCGTCAGCATTGCCGGCGGGGAGGCCAGCGATGTCTGCACGCTGACTGACGCACAATGTACTACGCAGAGTGTATTATTTGCCTGTATGGACTTTGATCCGGGGGAATGCGCATGTACGACATGGTATGACCCGCAGTTTGTCGGCTACGAATGCGGGTCAGAGCATTGCAGCGGGTGGTGGCAGCACGCAAATGGATATTATCATAAATGGTGGTTTGGAGCATTTGGGCACGGAACAACTTTCCAGGGCTGCATAGATTATTCCCGCGAGCAAAAAAGCGGCTCATACGGCACCCTCTCCGCCGGTGTTGTGACCAGGGTTGCCGTTGGCGAAAAGGAGACGATTTTTGATGGCTCCTGGAGCCAATATACGTTTGGCGGAACCAGCGCCGAAGGCGATTTTACTCACGGATGGACGACCACCTGTATAACCTGCTCCGATAGCGGGGAGCTTGGTGAGGCCGCGCAGAAGGGAGAGTATGCTTTTTCCGAAACATCTTACGGGATCGCGGGGTGGAGTACCGTGGCGCTGGATGATGGTCGGTTTGCAGTGCTCATTCCCATGTTGGTTTTGTCTGCGTCTGCGGTATCGGATGATGATAGCACCACCGGCAGCATTACCAGCACTACTGAGGCTCTGCTCAGGATCGTGGAAGCGGATGAGAAGGAGTTCGGATTTGGAGAGGAGAGCAGCAATTATGCTTTGATCGGGATGCCTGGGAGCCGCGATGATTTAGGGATTAAGCCCAATTGCTATCCCCGCGATATCCCGCTGGATATCAACCTCAGGGCATTCCACTGGCACGAGCTTTATGACTGGATTCTCACCGCCTTTGTCATGGGCGGGGTATATAAGGCCGGCATCGCCAAGAAGATAGACAATGCCTGGCAGCTCGAGGAGCTGGCGGCATTTAAGGCATGGGTGGCAATGAATGAACTGGAAGAGCATACAGCTTTTTTAAACTAATCATAAGGAAGGGGGATTTAAAAAAGATGACGGCAGCCTACGAGACAGATTTGATCAAGATTGAGATGGATATCACTGGAGGCGAACTCACGCTAAAGGCGACGGTTAAGGACGCAGAGGTCTTCCCGGCCATCAACTGGGAGGATAAGAAAGTGCGAGCGCACCTGCTTGATCTCGCTGCTCATCAGGTAATGAATCTCCTGAGCCAGCGATTTCCCGCCCAGGGGGAGCGGAGAGTAAAGATGATCCCGGTCGTATGCCAGGGGTGTCATAAGACGTTTGAGGTCGAACAGCCCTGTTGTGGTGAGAAAGAGAAGCGGGTGACCTGTCCGCATTGTGAAAAACCTCAGATGTTGGTGAGAGGGCAGCGTGCCACTGGATAATCTTATATCTATTATTTTTATCTCGGCCATCATCACCGAGCGCCTATTGGAAGGTCTGCATCGTTTCTACTGGACCCGGCAGCTAAAGATTTATCTGGTTGGCGAGGATAAGGCGCATTTGGTAGGGGAAAAAATTAATACCGGCATCGTGCAGATCCCCTGGCTGCGGGAATTCATCCGCTGCAAATTCTGTCAGTCATTTTGGATGGGATGGATGGTCTCGCTCCTTATGTTTTCTCTGCCGCCTTGCGGCACCCCGGCCTTTATATTTTCTATAAATCGGTGCGGGGCAATAGGGGGCCTAATAATTAATGTTTTTTTAATCGGCCTCATCGCCGGCTCCCTGGCGAACAAGCTGCACGACCTCTGCCACAGTATCAAGGCTCTAAGATTTAGAGGACCATAAATGAGCATTCTGCACGACACCATAACCGAGTTTGAAACTTATGATGAGTTGAAGCAACTCGTCATCGAGGGAGCGGAGGAGTCCCCTGAAGTTAAGCTCGGCGGACCGTTTTCCACGGATTTTGAGGATGATACCATAGGCAACGACCCTGCCGGTTTTACCGACGTGAGTGGGGTCTGGGCAGTTCAAAATGACGGCGGGAATCAGGTAGTGAAAAATAGCGGGGACGGGCTTTTGAGGGCCACGGCTCCCGGCATCTGCGATAATTATAAACTCAAATTCAAGGTAAAATTTGTCTCCGGCACCTACAACAGATGGCTTGTCTATCCGCGATACTTGGACACCAACAATAAAATCAAGATTGGCTGTAATTACGCTAATGATGTCATAGACATTTACGAGACAGTTGGAGGTGTGGATACGCGTGTTGCCTATTCAGCCTATACCTACGGCACCGGCTTGCACAACGTAGAGATCATCTGCCAGGATGGCTGCATTGTAGTTACCATAGGTACAACCACCATAAAGTATGAATCCCTCAGTGTTCTTAAAAACTGCGCAGGTGTACTCTTCCAGGCCCATAGTGGCAGCATCAATGAATTTGACGACATCGATTTTGTCAATACCTATCATCAGAACGGCGAGATCACCTCGGATGAGTTGGCTGCCCTGGGCAATCTGACCCTTGCCTGGGATCAGAATGCAAATGCCACCAAGGATGATAATTTTGCGGACGGCAGCCTTGATGCACAGTGGGCAAAGGCGATGGGCTCTATCACCGGGACCGACTTCGAGGAGACTGGTGGGGAGCTTAAATATAGTGGCACGCCGTTGGGCAATGGGTATTGTGCCATCTACACGCCATACACCAATAAGCGCCTCTCCTGGTTTCAGCAGATCAGATTCAAGGCTCCAACTGCGATAGCTCTCGGCAAGGAGATCTTGTTTAGAATGGATGCCGATTCCACCAACTTTGTGGAGATCTCCATCCAGGCCGACGGATACCGCGTGGAAAAAGTGGAGGATGGCGAGCAGCCGGCAGGGAGCGTCACCGGCCCCACGGCCTTGTTTGGCAATGAGGATACCACCTTCCACACGCTCAAGATTCTGTGGGACGAGGAAAATTCAAAAGTCTATGGCTGGGTTGATAATAAATACATCGGATCGCTTTCTGTTGATACTGCCACCTTCCCGGACAAGCAGCGATTCATCCTTCACATCAATAATGCCAACGGTTCGGCCATTGACCGACGTTTTGACGATTTTATCTGCTCCAATACCCAGGTCCAGCTATTGACCAGGACCGGCGCAGTAACACCGGCAGATGAAAGCTGGGAGGGGTGGAAGCCATCTGCTGATGCCGTGGTGGTAGATGCCTGCGATGATGAGGCCGACTGGGCAACCAATGATGCCGTCAACTTTGCGAAATCCCAGGAAACGACGATCAAGCAGGAAGGCACCGGCAGCCTCAAGGTCGTAGCCACTACTTCAGCCAAGGATAAATATTGCGATATCGATATTTCTGCCCTGGATCTGTCAGAAAAATCATATATATCATTTTGGATCAGATCAGACCGCGTCGGCAAATACCTCCAGATGCAGGTCGGCGAATCCGATCTAGCCGGGGCAGGCGCCGTCCCCATGATCTATGACATCGATATCCGGGAGGCCGATACCTGGCAGCAGGAGTTCTGGGACCTGTCGCGGATATCCCCGGAGCTGCGGGATGCCATTGTCTATATATGCCTCAAGTGCATCAGCGCCAGCGCGGTCTTTACCTGCTATTTGGATGATATCAAATCGGACGTGTTCTTCTCGAATAGCGCCGGCGCCGAGTCCACGAGCACACCAAATACCTATATGCAATACAAGGTCGTGCTCTCCGGCAATGGGTATCGGTCGCCAATCATGACCTCTCTGACCATAGAAGCTATTTGGACGGCAGTACTCTATATCATCGGCAATTTTGATCTTGTCTGCGGCGGCAAGGGCTATCTCCTGGGCGATATAAACCTTGTCGACCCCACCGAATGGCCTGGGCTGCGATATCTCCTCGGCAGCATCGATCTCGTCAATGAGAGAAAGGGATACCTGCTCGGAGATTTCGATCTCACTCCTGGAGGTAAGGCTTATTTGCAGGGGGTCATCAGCCTCGTTGATCGGCTGGTGAAACCGTCGGCCGGCTCATATTTTCTGCGCACTTCATCGGTAAGAAGGAATATATAAAAAAGGAGATGATGTCATGAGTCTTTCAAACCCACTTAGACCAACCGGAATCGGCCAACATGCCGCCATGAATGTCTTCAAGGCGAGCTTTTCCGAGGACCTCTCTACCCCACCCCAGCTCCATGCCTGGGATGATTATCTGATGCTGACGGCCGACCACAAAATTTTTAAAGGTACTGTGCTAACTGGATATTCGGCCGGGCCACCAGAGGTTCTTGGGAAACCCCTGATCGGCGGCATCGGACTTACCATGCCCCCGGCAGCAGATTGGTTCCCTACCGCGAAGGTCGTTGGTGCTGCGGTAGATGTGGCGAGCTTGCTTAAGGGAGACGAGGGTTTTTGTCAATGTTCCGGGGTGGCGCCGGTAGCAGAAGAAGAGACCTTTTTTAATCTCGATTACAAGATCCCGTGCGATCTTTTGCCTGCCGACTCGATCGGTCATGTGATCAGTATGGAATATCAATACACCGGGGCTCCACCGGTTATCGGCTGGTATGCCAATGTCGGCACAGAAGAGACCCCGGATTGGGTCTTACTCTTCCCGGGAGTTGAGGGGTCAGCACCCCAGCCCGGCATGACCGTTATCCGTGCATGCGATGGGGGCGAGGGATACAACGGCACGCAGACTTACAAATTAACGAGGCCCATCTCCGGGCAGAAATTTCCGGATGAGATTTGGTTGATGGACTACACGGTATAACAAAGATGCTGACTTCTGACCCTAGACTTCTGACTTCTTCCTATCGCAAAGTCGGGATCCGTCGTGGCCTTGGCGGTTGGGGTGATGTGCAGATGTCCCTCGCCGTGGCGGAGCTCTACGTCAAGGAGACGGGGATCCCCATTACCTTCGGCTGTCCTGCAGAACTGCTCCCTCTGTGCGAAAACGTCCCCGGCATCGAGGCCCTGGCCTGCCGTAAAAATGATGCCAGCAAAGAGACCCCCCCAGGGCTCTTTGACGGGCTCTCCTTCGGCAGGAAATGGGACATCACCACCCCCTGCATCGAATACGAGCGGGCCCTGCAGCCGAATGTGGACCGCAATCGCCCCGAGATCTGGGCAGCCAAACTCGGGCTCAAAGGCAAGGCGCATCCGCGCGTTTATCTATCGGCAAAAGAGCAGGCATGGGCGCAGCAATGGGTGTGCGAGAAAGGGCTTGCCGGCAGATTCATCCTGGGCATCGTGCCGGAGAGTTATGCCTGGGTGCGCTCATGGGATCAATGGATCAAGGCCTTATATCAGCTGAGCAAGACGGCGCCAGAGATCGCGCCGGTGATCATTATGGCCGGGGTCAAATCGTGGGATGCCATAGAATTCGCCACTGTCGGGGTGCCGGTAATCGGCTATACCATCCGCCAGATGCTGGCAGTGCTCTCAGTGTGTCAGCTCGTGGCAGGGGTAGATACCGGCCCCATGCACTCGGCAGTCGGATTAGGGATCCCCACGCTGTGGCTTTTTACCCACATCGATGGCAGGATCCGCACCCGGGGTTATAAAAAGGCGATGGTTCTCCAGCAGACCGGGCTGCCCTGCTGCCCGTGCTGGTACGACTCGCAATGCCACGATCCGCATCAATATGCCCTGTGCCGCAATATCCCTGTGGAACAAGTAATCGATGCAGTTCTAAAACACTATAGGAGAAAACGCCTATGTTCTTTGTCATTTATGAAAATGGTCAGCAGGCGACGGAAGTCGAGATCGGCGATTGGAACCACGTCCCCGGGGATCGCCGGCTACAAAGTGCCGGCATATTGGTGCCCGTCTGGGGTGAAACAGTCCCCCGGTTTCTCCCGGTAGGGTTTAAAAACAAGGCGCGCTATTGCATCGCCCGACTCGGTGCTGCGCCGCTCGGGGGCAATCCGCGCTGGCTCGGCTATGTCGTTATCGGCGTCGACAAAAATGGACGCGCGGGGCGTATCACTGTGGACCACCGCGGAATAATATTCGACCAAGACTTGGATGCGGCGGCCCTTAACATTAGAGAAGAGGCGTGGAGATGTGGCCTATAAAGGAGAAAAGCATGGCAAAAAAAACAACAGGATTTAAACCGGGGATTATCGATGGCTCCTTTTTTGATAAGAACTACTGGGGAGATGGGGATAAGCCCAAAGCAGGATATGACGGCCTTCTCAATCTCGAGGGGATGAACCGCGACATGGCCCGTGACTTTACCCCTATCTTTGAGCTCAAAAAGGGCGATCGCGTTTTGGATCTCGGCTGTGCCGCCGGCATGATGGTGGCGAACTGGCAGCAGATGGGCATCGATGCCTATGGGGTTGATATCTCCCAATACGCAATCGATTGGGGGCGGCAACGCTACGGTTTGGGTGATCGCGTCTTTTGCGGGTCTGCTCATGATCTTCGCGAATGGCCGGATGCCCATTTTGATTTTATCTTCAGCCAGCAGGTCTTTGAGCACCTCCCGGAGACTCGATGCGCCGATCTGGCCAGAGAATGCTTCCGGCTGCACAAACCAGGCGGCAAAATGTGGGTGGGGCTGGTATTAAGGCCCCCCAGCGTCGCGCTAAATGTCGAACTTACAGACTTGGATCCCACACACCAAACGATTCGGCATAAAGAATGGTGGGACCGCATCTTCTGCGATGCCGGCTACCGGCTCTGCTGGGATCTGGAGATCGCCATGATCGAGAAGAGTTTCATGTGGAAAAAACTTCGCTGGCATCAGCTCGCATACTATAAACCAAAGGAATAAGATGGCTGCCCAAATCGTAAGTTTAAACTTAAATCCGAATATCCAGTGGTGGATCAAGGTCGGTCCATCAGGAGGTCAGGGGCTGGTGGAGTTTTTTACCACCAAGGCCGACCGGGATGCCGGGACTAATCGCGTGGCCTATGGGGTCTTTGCCTTCGGCGCCGCCGTGGAGGTGGTTCTCGTCCAGGATGCCGAGACGCCGGTGATCTCCCTCTTTAACGATCAAGAGACCTGGCACTGTATCGTGACGCTCCTCGAGGAGGATCCCCAGGCCGTCTTTGCCATCGGCCCCTTTACCGACAAACAAGAGGTCATCGATCCCCTGCTGGTAAGCGCCCAGGCCCGCCTTGACCGCGCTCTCCGTGAGATCGATGAGGGCACCCATATTAAGATCAACCGCGACCTCACTCCGGGTGTGCACTTTCAGGGATTGGAAGTCGGCAATACCCGCAAGCTCCAGGACAACATGAGGGGGCTTAATCAATCGGTGCGCATCGAGAGCATCACCATCCACGGCGATAAAGATAGTCTAATCGATACAATAAGGACTGTTGAATTTAAAGACGTAACCAGGTGAGCCTTCATCCTTTTTGATAAAAAATATTAAAGAGATGGTGTCACGCAGTGACAATACCGTGAGAACTGTGGAATTTAAGGACGTGAAGCGATGAAATTTTCCAAGCCCGTCAAGGCTGGAGATACATGGACAGTAAAGTGCCCAAAATGTGGGAAGGTCGGGGTGCTGGATGAAGACCAATTTTTTGGCAGGATAAGTACCGAATGTCCCAGGGAAGGTTGCGGTTTTCACGAAATGGTTGATTGGAGCAAGATAAAAGACGACTAGGCATGATACGATGAAAACGATTAAACAATACGTTCATAAACACAGCATCGAGAATCTTGGATTTGGCAAGATTATAGCCAAGACCGGGAATCTATGCACCATCAGGATCGGCACCCGGGAGATCACGGCCAACTTTGCCGATGGCGCCGTAGGGCAGACTGTCTCTCTCCAGTATCCGGATGGAGATCCCTCCAAGGGATATGTTATTACATCCGCCCCTGTCATCCTCGGCGACGGCGGAAATATGGAGATATAGGTAAGCGACAGGGGAACCTGGGGTGGGGGATTGACGTCCCCCGCCCCACCACGCTGGCTACCTCCAGCGCAGGAGCATTCGCCCGATTCCCCTCGCGGGCGAGTATAACGCATGGAGGTGTCCAGTGAATAGTCCGATAAAATGGGTCGGTGGCAAGCGCCTGCTCGCCAAAAAGATCATCAGGCGCATCCCACCACACGCATGTTATTGCGAACCTTTCGGCGGTGCTGCCTGGGTGCTCTTTAAAAAAGGACGGATGCGGTCTTCTACCGGCGAGCTCGCCGGCGAGGTCTATAATGACATCAACGGAGATCTTTATAATCTTTTTCTGCAGACGAAGTTCCACGGCAAAGAGCTTGTCCGGGAGGCCGAGGGGTTCTTTATCTCCCGGCGTCTGTTTACCGAACTCAAGGGATACAAACCCCTCACCGAGATCCAGCGGGCCGCGCGCTTTCTATTGTTATTTAATTTCAGCTTTGGAGCGATGGGTGGACATTATGCGACAGGCCGCAAAGGTGGTGGCGCCGGCAAGAGTAAGTGGGCGGTTATTGAATGCCTCGCGAAGGCGCGGGAACGTCTTGATAAGGTCCTTGTTGAGAACCTCGACTTCGAGCGCTGCATCACTCAATACGACTCGCCCGACACCTTTTTCTATTGTGACCCGCCCTATTTTCATGGGGTTGGGTATGATAAACAGGGGGTTGTCTTCACTGCGGATGACCACGCTAGGCTGCGGGCCTGTTTGGGCCGAATTAAGGGCAAATTTCTTCTCTCTTATGACGACTGCCCCGAGGCCCGCCGGTTCTATAAAGAATTTAAGATTGAGCGCGTTGCGCGGCAAAAAGGTATCAATCTTAAGGCCGGCAAGACCGGTAGCCAGTCCTTTCGGGAGCTCCTCATTAGAAATTTCTAGGACAAAACATAGGAGGATCCACGGGCAGGGTGTTCACAATACTGGTACAGTTTTTGGGTTGGTCGACCGAGTTATCAACAAAAGTAGTCGCATAATTCGTTAAAAAACCTCATTTTCTGTTATCACGAAGTCGCATTTTCTGTTGCGATTGACACCTCATCA